TCAACCGAGCCCTGGATGTTCACAGTGACGGTCGGGGTCGCGCCGATGGCCGACGTGATGACTACGGCGCCGCCCGTCGAACGCAAGCCCCGGGCTGCGGTGTTCGTCGAGTCTCCGTTGCCGGTCTGCGCGGTGGAGAGGTTGACCGATTGTTCTCCGGTTGCCATCCCGAGGACGGCCATCTACTTCGCCGCCTTTGCCTTGATCAGTTCGGCCCAGCCTTGCCCAACCAGCGTGGCCGCGTCGGCTTCCTCGACCTGTACGACATCGGAGCCCTCGGCATCCACGCCCAACGCGACGAACGCTGCGGGGTAGAGCACGAGCACTTTGACCTTCGCCATCTAGCCTCCGTTCGGGAGGGAGGGACCCGAAGGCCCCTCCCTCGTCCGCTTCCTACGAGGCGCCATTTCGGTAGAACTTCACCGCGCCTGACGCGCCGTTCACCAGTTGCTTCGAGTCCGTCCGCAGCGAACTACGGAAACTCACGAGGCCCGTCGAGAACGCGAAGTCATCGCTACGGTCGAACAGGACCGTGTTGACATCGCGGAACGCGAAGTAGCTTGAGAAGTCTCCGAAGGCGATCGAGTAAGCGTTGATCGCCATGACTGCGACTGCGGGATCGGTGACGACCGGACGGCCGAACAACGTGTCCGGTGCCCCCGCCGTCATCCCCGGCTGCCAGAGCAGGTTCCCCAGGCCGGTACCTCCCGTGTCGTCGCGGATCTTGCGGATGTACGCGGCGGTCAGGTCGTTCATGACCCAGTAGCCGCGTGCCCGGTATCCGGTGACGAGCGAGTGATACAGGTCGATCAGCGAGTTAGCACTCACCGTCAGGCCCGTACCGGCCCCGCCGGTCACACCCGCCGTGGGTGCGTTGGCGATGCCCTCGGGCTGCGCCGTGCCGGTTCCGGTGACGTTGTAGGTACCCGTCACCGTGCCGATGGCGATACCCGCGGCCCTCGCGAGGTACTCCAGGAGGTTCACGGCCGAGTCGGTGATCAGCTCGGTCGAGACCTGCACCATCTGGCCGAACTTGTACGCGCCCATCGAGACCTGCGCGAACTGGGCATCGTTCTCGAGGAACGCCCCACCTTCGGCCACGAGTGTCGCCGTGCCGTGGGTGGTCGTCTTCGGGACGAGCAGGTTCTCACCCGATGATGTCGTGAAGACCTGCGCGTTCGTCCGGCGAACGCCGTTGTTCTCGATCAGGTGCTCCTGGAGCGTCGAGACGAACCCGGTCGGGATCAGCTCGGCCCCGTCCGTCGCCGTGCCCTTGGTGAGGTCGTGCGTCTCGATGACCCCGTTGCGATCCGGCCGCGCGGCGAACGAGCCGAAGGGGATCTCGATCGACTTCGGCGCCCATGTGTCCGAATCCGGGAGCCCGGCCTTCAGCCAGTTCCTCATGCGGTTGGCGAAGGATGTCTCGTCTTGCTGAACGTCCTTCGGGGTGCGGACGATCCGCTCGAACCGCTCGCGCTCCTCGTCAAGCTGCTTGGACTGTTCCTCCATCGTCAGCAGGTGGTCGATACGCTCGCCGAGTGCGACGAACTCAGAATCCATCGCATCCCATGCCGCCTTGTCCTCGGCGGATTCCCCGTCCAGGTTGGCTTCCATGTTCGCGTGGAGTTCCTGCTGCTTCTCGCGGACGCCACGCCGCTGGTCGTAAAGCTTCTGGATCAGTTCCCGTGTCGATGCCATTACATCTCCTCCCAACGTTTCATGCGGGCGGCAAGCTCCGCTAGCTCATCGTCTTCGGCTTCTAGGCGATGAGCGCCCTTGCGTAGCCATGCCTCATAGAGGGCCCGCTCGGGACCTCGGTCTGAGGGTGGCTGGGTGTAATCGGTGAGTGAGTGCAGCGAGGCGGTGGCCGCGTCGTTCGCGGGGAACGTCACGGGGCCGAACTCGAAGAGCTGCACCTGCTCGATGTATCGCTCGGTCCTATCGGCCGAGAAAGATTCCTGCTTCGTCTCGAACATGATCGACATCGCCCGCAGCGCCCCAGAACCCAGCGAGACGATGATGTCGTCGTTGTAAGACGTGTGATCTAGCGGCACCTCGACGTAGAGCCCTCGCGAGTCCGGGCGCATCACCGCTGGAACCCCCAGCGGCTTCTGACCGACGGTGGGATCCTGCCCGTGGTTCAGAAGAACCTGCGGCAACGGGTCCGCGTCGAGCGTCCGAGTGAACGCTCCGGGCTTGACGAACGTCGTCTGCGGGTGACGCCCCGAGCCCTGGATCGGATAGTTGAACACCGAGGCGTAGCCCGTGAGTGTGCGCCCGGCCATAGATGCCTGAGCAAGCTCCGTCACGACGTTCGCGTACTCCATCACGCTCAAGGTGAAGGCTCCGTCACGGCGGGAGGCTGAGTCGTGGTGGCTGGGACGCCGTTCGGCTCCAGGACCTGCTCGTTCGCCGGAACCATGTATCTATCCCCACCCGGAACCGGAGCCAGGTCGTACAGCGAGCGGCCCTCGTTGCGGCTCATGAGGCCGTTCAGCACGTTGTTCGTGATGACTCGTGCCTCGGTCTCAGAATCCGCGCGGATCAGGCCCCGCTGATTGAGCCTGATGAACTGCCCACGAGGAAGAAGCTGAGAGAACGCCTGCTCGAACCGGACGATCCAGGGCAACAGCGTGAACCGCGCGAATCCGAGCGCCTGCTGCTCGATCCCGGTCCCCCACGATGTCGAGTTCGTGACGGAAGAGACCATGTGCGGCGGAACCCCGTACAGGCGTGCGATCTCCTCGACCTGGAAGCGCCGCGTCTCCAGGAACTGCGCGTTCTCCGGCGAGATGGATAGCTGCTGCCACGTCGCGCCGCCGGTCAAGATGCCGGGCTTGTGGGAGGACTCCGAGCCCGAGTGCGATGCCATCCAGTTCTCGCGGATGAGGTCGATGTATTCCTTGGACTTGCCGACCTCGGCCGCAGGAAGCTGGATCACCCCGGAAAGCTGCTGGCCCTCGGCGAAGAACTTAGCGCCGAACTTCTCAGTCACGAGGCCGAGGCCGATCGCTTGACGCGCGAGATCCAGCGGCGATAGACCCCGAGATCCACCCCCGCCGGCGAGCCGGATATGCAGCACGTCTCCGGTCGGCGTCCGTGGGCCGAAGCGAGAGAGCCGCTGATCCCCCGCCCACAGGAAGTACAACGGCCCGGCGGCCTCGCGGCGAACCTGCACCTGACGCGGGTTGAGCGTCCACAGCTCAGACGGGAGCCCGAGCGAATCCCTCGCCGATATCAGGATGAAGGCGTTGCCGTCCATCGCCAGCGACTCGAAGACTCTCTCAGCGAACGCGAACCAGGTCGACTCCTCGTTCGGCACCGAGAGCCACGATGCGGGCCGCGGGACAGGCTCGCGGATGTCACCTTGTGCTCTCACGGCGTCGGCCGGCAGCGCGGCGAGCGTCTCGGAGATGAGCCGCACGCAGCGGTAGACCGTGGTCATGCGGAGCGATTGCTCCTGAGACACCGAGATGCCGGCGTAGACGGGCTCGCCGATGTCGGCCCCGGTCCCCCATAGCTTCATCTTGTCGATGTTGTGGGTCTCGCGGCGTTGCCAGGGCCACCTCATAGGGCCGCCTTTCGCCGAAGCAGCTCCTTGAATATCTCGACCGGCCAGACACCTAAGCAAGTGCCATCAGCCCACACAGAGATACGATCGCCATCTTCTGCCCGGATATCCGCTGCGCTGATGTAACTAGCCGTCGAAGGAACGTCACGCAGCAGGCGGTTCACGATCGCCTCGTCGCTCATAGGGCCACGAACATCGGGGGCTCAGCGGGAGCCGATGTCGCCTCATGCGCCGCGATAGCCAGCGCGATCAGAGCCCTGCACCGAACGGAAGCGACCAGGCGCCAGCCGCGCTCGGTCTCCTTCGTCGAGCCCGCAAGTACCTGCGAGCGAAGCACCGGGTCGCCGTCATGCGCCAGTTGGCCGGCGTGGATGAGCCGGATGAGCGTCGTGGAGACGATCGACATCCGCTCGGGCGAATATGGGATCTCGGTCATCGGCAACCCCCGAGCCGCAAGAAGCTCCGCCGAGCGAGCGAAGGCCACGCGGTCATAGGCGATCTGCCGGACGTTGTACCGCTCGGACAGTTCCACCAGCCGCCGCTCGACCATCTCAAGGGGTACCTCGCCTAGCAACTCGCCCCGACAAGCGATGCCTTCCCCTCGCTGCGCCACGATCGCGATCCCGGCCGTGGATCCGCCGTCGAGCGCGATCCACACGTCTTCGCCGGGCTCGACTCCCCCGATGTCGACCGCAAGGCGGTCCCATTCCGGCGCGGAGATCCAGGGGTCCTCGCCTTCGGTCCAGATGCCGCAGGAGTACCGAGCCCACTGGCCCTCGGTCATCCGGGGGGAATCGTGCTTCTCTTTCAGCCATTCCTTCGTGACGAACCGCGCGGGATTCGCCCGTTTGACGACGGTCATGTTCTCGGTGTTGTCGGTGTCTTGCAGGCACCACTCGTGCCACACGAAAGCGCCGTCCCGGACGTAGTTCTTGTATCCGCGCCGCACGAACCCGGTCATAGCGTGAGCCCGCTCCCGGAGCACGCCCAAGAACGAGTCTCTGCGGTAGCCGGCAGTCGAGATAGTGACCATCTGCCCGTCGCGCTTGCCGAGCTTGCCATGAAGGACCCCGTAAAGCTCCCCATCCGGCCAGCGGTGCAGCTCGTCGCCGAGGATCAGGGTGGGGATAACTCCGTCAGCCGTCCCCGCCACAGCCGCGAGGACCCGCGCCCGCGCCCTGCTCGACCCGTGTAGGCGGATGATGCGATAACCCTGGCGCACGTCGTAAACATCGCCCAGACCGGAGCGTTCGACCAGGCCGGTCGCCTGGCGGTACAAGATCTCGGCCTGTTCTCGCGAAGACGCGACGATGAGACACTCCGCGTCAGGCCAGTAGCGCAGGTGAAACAGGAGCAGCGCCGCGATCAGGGTCGACTTCCCGTTGCCCTCCGGGATGACGATGACCGTTTCCCGCGCTCCGGCGAAGTAATCCTTGAGCGCGAGCCTTTGGAACGGCTCCAGGGCCAGGTTTTCCCCGTTATCCAGGACCAAAGTAGCGCAGAAGGCCGCGAATGACCGCAGATCGTAGGTCATCGGGCCGGATTCCCGGCGATTCTCGCGCCGTGGTTTATCTCGCGATGCCTGCTGAGGGCGGTTACCTG